TCCGAATGGTTGTATGGGTACGATATTGAAACCCATGATTGATCTTTTGTTGAATATACCCAAGTCAGGGACACCACCAAGATAGTCGTTTCTGGGTTTTGAATTGATCAGTGGTGAACCGAAACGAATGAATCCGACAATCTTATTGGTATTGGTTTCCTTCACGATTAGTTTGAGTGTCTTGCCTGGATTTTCATCTGGACTGAATGATGCGGTCATCTCCAATAGGGTATCGAATGTTTTGGATTGCATCTGAATCACAGAGAAGTTCATGTCCTCTGGGTGCATATCATAGGACTGAAACATATCGTCCTCCAGACCAAAGCCAGGTAGTGGTACAGGTATGTTCTTGACCCTCTCGATCTTTCTTGCACGAAAGTAATCGTCAATACGTCCGAAATCCTTGAAGTATTTCATCAACTTTGTAGCAGCATATACCGCATCTTTTTTTTCAAGTATCAACTAAAAAATCCCTCAAGTGTTAACTGTGTTCCAAAACTCATATCTAAATTCCACTTTATTTTATCCGTAATAAACTTTAACGGTTCAGCCAAACTTTTTTCATATTGCATATCATAGTCAATTAGTGGAGCAATATCAAGTTCCTTTGGTAACTCTGTGATGAACGATATACTTGTTGACTGATAAATGTTAGGTTCTCGCAAATGTAAGAATCGAATTTTTTCTCCATTTTGAATTAAGGGGTACTTGTGTGTAAGTTTATTTTTCTTCAGAAGATAGTTATAGAGTATCGCACCTTTACAATGTATAGGAGCGCCCTTCTTGAATAGATTGTGAGATTCAGTCCACTTATCAATCCCATTGACGGAACGTGGATACGCAATTTCTTCTGGACGCATTTTCATGAAGTCTGTTCTAAACTCCTGTATGAAGTCATTGAGTTCTTTTTCATCACCAGACATGATAATCTTGAGAGCTTGTTTGATCTTCTCACGACAGGGTGCAGGCGTGGATGACTTGACACTTTCGATACCCATCATTTTAAGTTGCGGTTCTTTGTATCGAACACCCTCCACATCCCAAGAGTTAAGAATATATCTTTTCTTTGCAGTCCAGATACCCTTGTCTGCAATCACCTCACGTTTCATAAACATCTTTTGTTCGTATGCGTTTATGTGTCCAGACAACTCCTGATAACTTTGATCAATAAATGGTTCAATCTTTTCTCTAGCAAGACGATCCAAGAAGTTGATAACTTCCTCAGTGTTCTGTCTATCAATAGGCATTTTGTCAATGAGTTCGTCAAAACGAATATAAACTGAATCTGTGTCTGACGCAATGACAAAATCCAAGTCATTGGTTCCAAGAGTCTTATTAAGAAACCGATTAAGAGAGCGTTCAATCCATCGAATAGATAACTGACCAGAAGTAGTAATGGCCTCAGCAACCAAGAGATTGTAGTAACGAAACCAGTTATTACCAACGGCACCATAAGCACTATTGAGAGAAATCTTCTTGGCCATTTGAATGTTGTCATATCTAGAAATGTCCTTTTTAAGTTTAGGGTCTTTTGTATTTTCATATTCTTGTTTCGCCTCCAACATTAATCTTTTATATTTCACACGATCATCGTATATAGTTTGCATCAACTCTGGTAAAAAACCTTTTTTGTCTTTACGAAACAATGCACCATTCGGTGTAAGAGCTACGTCTTGTTTTTTAATACCATTCAATATATCACTCTTGACCTCATTCTTTAAAAGTTTATCAACACTAATGTCTTTATCTTTGAAAGGGCAACCTATGAGTGTCTCTGGTGAAATGTTATATTGCATAATCAAATGTGGATATAGAGAGTTCAAATCAAAAGACATCACCCACTTGTGCATACCGATGATCGGATCTTTTACATACGCACCTTCAAACTTTTCTGACTTTTCATGTTCTTTCTTTTGTGGTATCACTATATTCTTTTTGCGTAGGTGATTATAGATCAGAATGTCCCAATACTTAGTTGTTCCAAGAACATCTCCATAATTTACTTTACCATCATAAGCCATCGTCAAACACAGGTCAATCAACTTCATTTTATCTTCGAGTTTATCAACCAGTTCAACGTCTGTGATATTATATTCTATAAAGGATTGATAGTCTTTGGTATACCACTCACTGAAAGTCTCATAAGGATTACCGTCTTTACGTTCACCCAACTCGACAAACGCAATGTGGTCAAGTCGATAGGACTCTTGGTTGGTATAGGTAAACTTACGATACAGATCAAAGAAGTCCAGATGAGCCACGCCCATGATATCATACACCTGATGTGTTCTACCCATCTTATAAACAGAACGAGCTGATACGTTGCTCCAAGGCGATAGTCTCTTGAGTTCCTTTTCGTCAAACTGATTTAATATACGATTGCAGATATAAGGAATATCAAAAAACTCTGTGTTCCAGCCTGTGATGACATCTGGTTTATGTTGTTCCCAGAATGTAAGAAAATCTTGTATGAGATGTTTCTCTGACTCACACTTGATATACGAAACATCATCACGACTGTTTTCAAAGTCACCGATACCCCAGACAACAATCTTTTTGTTCTGGTGATTTTTTAGAGTGATTGATAGTAGTGGGTCTTTTGCTTCTTCTGGTTTAGGGAAACCGTTCTCACACTCGACCTCAATATCAATCGTAACGATAAGTATCTGGTCAATATCCCAATCGACACTGTTAGGATATTCATCTGCGATGTAGCTGTAAGGAAACAGAGTGTTTCCATAGACTAGGTGTGGTTGTTGTTTGTAACCCTCAACCCACTCTTTTGCATCTTTGATGGTATCGTGTTTCACAGGAGCAACATACTTACCCTCAAGAGTTTTGTATGGTGTCTCTTTCAAAACAGGTGCAAAAAGTGTCGGTGAATACTTAACCTTGCGGTTGATTCTTTCACCGTTCACAACTTCTCTCAACAGTAGGTTGTTTCCCCACTGTGTAATATTAGTATAAAACCTCATTCAAATATAATAACAAAAATGTAAGGGTAATGTCAACTAAAGTCCTAACTTCCTTTGTTCATTTAACACTTGTGGATTTGTTGAACTAGAATCAAAGTTGGAATTTAAAGAACTTAACTTGTCCTCTGCACTAGCCAACTTTTCCATCTCACTATCCACAGCTGCAACGATGTCTGGGTGTTCACCGATACCAGCTGGGTTTCTTAGATACACATCAATGTTTGCTCTTGCAGATATTATTTCATATTCATATTTTTTTCTAAGTGCGTCTACGATCATTTTAAACCTCTCGTTTTTTTCCAATGTTATATTTTGTTTCAAGATTCCATTCATCCTTTTCCTTGAATGAAATAATTTTAATTTGACTCAATGGTGCTAAGTCATTTAGTTCACCAACGACCTCAACAAGCTCCCAATCTTTTAATAACTTTGTAATCGTGTTACGTCTTGCAATATCATTGTCAGATAGGTTTGTTTCTTTACCATCGAGTGCAAATAATTCTTTAAAATGCACAATATAGTATCGTCCCTGTTTATGTAATATATGACAGGACTGATACAATTTTCTTTCTTTTCTGGAAGCGACACCTATACGAGAAAGTGTTTCTCGTATTTTTAAAAAGTCATCTGGTTCTCTTAGTCTGACTTCTAGCATATCTTCCTGTGACCAGTTTATGCTATCCATTTTTTCCACCTTTATTCAAACTATTTTTAATAGTCTTTATCTGTTCATCGTTTAGTATTTCAAGAGCAGACTTGGCTTTCTCATTACTATATCCATAATACTCTTTCACATACTCAAGGTCTTTGACCTTCTTTGCCTTCATCCACGGCGTATATCTTTTGCGTGGTCTAATACTATTTAGTAAAAAGTCAAACTGTAACTTGTTATCTAGATGATGATGAAAGTTTATCTCATTGACCAAACCAATTGTGTCTGGGAATGGTGCGAGACATTTATTGATGATGAACGATGGATATTTCTTTTCCCACATTTCATCCTCAGTGTCCATGAGATTATCTTTTCTATGGTTTATAGAGTTTAAATACTCTTTCAGTTCATAACTCATTTGAACTTCAC